TCGGCAGCATGAAGAAGTACAGCATCATCTACGCCGATCCCCCTTGGGCGTATCGGACTTACTCCAAGAAGGGACAGGGACGGTCGGCAGAAAGCCACTACCCAACAATGTGCATTGAGGACATCAAGGCGCTTCCGGTCGGTGAGCTTGCCGCGAAGGACTGCGCCCTGTTCCTTTGGATCACGTTTCCGTGCCTCTGTGAAGCACTCGAAGTGCTGACGGCATGGGGCTTTTCCTATAAGACCGTGGCTTTTGTATGGGTGAAGCAAAACCGCAGGAACGACGATCTCTTCACCGGCATGGGCTACTGGACAAGGGCAAACGCCGAAATCTGCATCCTTGCTACGAAGGGACACCCGAAGCGTGTTGACGCCGGTGTGCGTCAGGTCATCCTCAGCCACATCGAAGAGCATTCCAAAAAGCCGGATGAGGCGCGGAAACGCATTGTTCGGCTCATGGGAGACCTTCCCCGTGTAGAGCTTTTTGCCCGTCAGTCTCCCGAAGGCTGGGACGTTTGGGGCAACGAGGTCGAATGCACGGCTCATCTTCCTATGGAGGAAACACCATGCTGCGGCTAAAACCCATCTCTCTTCGAGACGCCAACGAGTATGTCCGGCAGCATCACCGACATCACAAGCCGGTTGCCGGTCACAAGTTCTCCATCGGCTGTGAAGCAGACGGTGAGCTGGTCGGTGTAATCATCGCCGGGCGTCCCGTCAGCCGGTATCTGGATGACGGCTTCACATTGGAGGTTACAAGGTTATGCACCAACGGGGCAAAGAACGCTTGCAGCTTTCTCTACGGCGCGGCGGCAAGAGCTGCTGCGGCTATGGGCTATAAGCGCATCATCACCTACACGCTGGAAAGCGAAAACGGTGCAAGCCTTCGGGCTTCCGGCTGGATCTGTCAAGGCAAAGCGGGTGGGCTTCGCTGGACGGGCAAGCGTCAGCCGAAGGAGGATCAATATCCCGCACAAATGAAGCTGCGCTATGAAAAGCAGCTTAGAAAGGAGGAAACAGTCAATGGCATTTGTTCCGGTCCCGAAGGATCTTAACCGCGTCAAAACGAAGGTCATGTTCAACCTGACCAAGCGGCAGCTCATTTGTTTTTCCATCGCTGCGGCAGTCGGTGTCCCGATTTTCTTTCTGGCGAAGGCACATCTCGACTTGTCTACGGCGGCAATGCTGATGGTGGTTATCATGCTCCCGTTCATCTTCTTCGCGCTTTACGAGAAGGACGGTCAGCCCGCCGAGAAGTATCTGTACCACATCGTACAGTCCATGTTCATCCGGGACAAGGTGCGTCCCTATCGCACAAACAATCTCTACGCTGAGATTCAGCAGAAAATCAAAGAACAGGAGGAATTGCAGCTTGAACAACAGCACAGCAAAGGCAAAGCCTAAGATGACCGTCAAAAACGGCGTCGTTTACGGCGATGCCCTTTCCGCTCAGGAAAAGAAGCGGATCGTCATGCAGAAGAAAAAGGACAGGAAGGCAAAGAAAGTCCGCAAGTCCGCCCAGCAGACCATTCCCTACGTGGAAATGTGCCGCGACGGTATCTGCAAGGTGAACAGCCGCCTCTACACGAAGTCCATCGCCTTTGAGGACATCAACTACCAGCTTGCGCAGAACGAGGACAAAACTGCCATCTTTGAGAACTGGTGCGACTTTCTGAACTACTTCGACAGCTCGATCTTCGTCCAGCTCTCCTTCATCAATCAGAAGGCAAGCCTCAATGAGTTTCGCAAGCGCATCAACATTCCGGCACAGGAGGACGCCTTCAACGACATCCGCTCCGAGTATTCCGGAATGCTGCAAAGCCAGCTCACCAAGGGCAACAACGGGCTGATCAAGAAGAAGTACATCACCTTCGGCATTGAGGCGGACTCCCTCCGCACGGCAAAGCCGAAGCTCGAACGCATTGAAACCGACATTCTCAATAACTTCAAAACCCTCGGTGTGAGAACCGAGCCGCTGTCTGGCTACGAGCGGCTGAAAGTGCTTCATGACGTATTCAACATGGACACCAATGAGCCGTTCCGCTTTTCCTTCGATATGGTTGCCCGGACAGGACTCAGCACGAAGGACTTCATCGCTCCCACTTCCTTTGACTTCCGTGAAGGCAAGTGCTTCAAGATGGGCAAAACCATCGGTGCGGTGAGCTTCCTGCAAATCCTCGCGCCGGAACTCAATGACCGTATGCTTGCCGACTTCCTTGAGATGGACAGCAACATCACGGTCAATTTTCATATCCGGACGATAGACCAGGCGAAGGCAATCAAGAGCATCAAGATGAAGATCACCGACCTCGACAAGATGAAGATCGAGGAGCAGAAAAAAGCCGTCCGCTCCGGCTATGACATGGACATCATCCCGTCCGATCTCGCTACCTTCGGCGGTGAGGCAAAGCGTCTGTTGCAGGATCTCCAGACACGCAATGAGAGACTGTTCCTCGTGACCATTCTCATCATGAATACGGCAACCAATCGCCAGAAGCTCGAAAACGCGGTGTTCCAAACCGCCGCCATTGCCCAAAAGTATAACTGTGCGCTCAAGCGTCTTGACTTCCAGCAGGAGGAAGGGCTGATGTCCTCTTTGCCTATCGGCGTCAATCAGGTGGAAATCGAACGAGGACTGACCACTTCCAGCACAGCGGTTTTCGTGCCGTTCACCACGCAGGAGCTTTTTCAGGACGGTGAGGCTCTTTACTACGGGCTGAATGCGCTGTCCAACAACATGATCATGGTTGACCGCAAGCAGCTCAAAAACCCCAACGGGCTGATCTTGGGTACGCCCGGTTCCGGTAAGTCCTTCTCCGCCAAGCGTGAAATGACGAACGCCTTCCTCATCACAGAGGATGACATCATCGTCTGCGACCCCGAAGCCGAGTATTTCCCCCTTGTACAGAAGCTCGGCGGTCAGGTCATCCGCATCTCGCCGGTCAGCACGGATTATATCAATCCGCTGGACATCAACACGAACTACTCCGAAGAGGAAAACCCGCTGACGCTGAAATCCGACTTCATCCTCTCCATGTGTGAGCTGATTGTCGGCGGCAAGGACGGCTTGCAGCCGGTGGAGAAGACCATCATTGACCGCAGCGTCCGCATGGTCTATCAGGAGTTTCTTGCAGACCCCAAGCCGGAGAAAATGCCGATCCTCGAAGACCTCTACAACATTCTGAGAAATCAGAAGGAGCCGGAGGCACAGCGCATCGCAACCGCCCTTGAAATCTATGTTCACGGCTCTCTGAACGTCTTCAATCACAGAACGAATGTGGATGTCAACAACCGCTTCGTCTGCTATGACATCCGCGAACTCGGCAAGCAGCTCAAGAAGCTCGGAATGCTCATTGTGCAGGATCAGGTGTGGAACAGAGTCACCATCAACCGCGCCCAGCATAAGGCAACGCGCTACTACATGGACGAGTTCCATCTGCTCTTGAAAGAAGAACAGACCGCCGCGTACAGCGTGGAAATCTGGAAGCGTTTCAGAAAATGGGGCGGCATCCCGACCGGAATCACGCAGAACGTCAAGGATCTTCTTGCCTCCCGCGAGGTGGAGAACATCTTTGAAAACTCGGATTTTGTCTACCTTCTGAATCAGGCATCCGGCGACCGGCAGATTCTCTCGAAGGCGCTGAACATCTCGCCCAGCCAGCAGAACTACATCACCAATTCCAATGCCGGTGAGGGGCTGATCTTCTACGGCTCGACCATCGTTCCCTTCAAGGACGATTTCCCGAAGGACACCCAGCTCTACCGCATCATGACCACCCGCTTAGAAGAAACCGTACAGAACTAAGGAGGATTTTGAATATGAACAAGAACTTCAATCTTGAGAACGCCAAGAGCATCATCGCAGAAGCCAGCGGTGTCCCCGTAAACACCACGTTTGGCAGCATCACCAAGCCGATTGACCTTCTGCTTGAGGTCATCGACATGAGCGCCGATCTCATTGCCCTCATCCACGAGGAAACCGAACTGAAAAAGCACCATCGCGCCTACCTCCACGTTCATGAGGAACTGGAGGACTGCGCCGACCAGATGGCAGAGCGTATGCAGGAGATTTTCGATGAAACCACTGACTGTGTGATCAAGCTGATGAAGGATGTCCACGAGACGTTCCGAGTCCGCAAGCAGGAAGCGGCTGAGGACGATGCCGATACCGTCACCATCGCCAAGGAAGACTACGAAACCATGATCGACGATCTGCTCACGATGTCCGAAATCATTCAGTGCGTCGCAGATATGCGCACGCAGGATGTGAAGGCAATCCACGAGTTCGGCAAGTTCGTCCCCGCCTTTGCCGCCTTTGAGAAGAACCGTCTGAGCCTCTATCGTGAGGCGGCGAAGGAAGCCGAGGAAATCTTCGACCGTTGGGCAGACGAGTTTGACGATCTCGACGAGGACTTCATGGAAGATGAGGACTATGAGCCGGACGAGTATTACTCCGACTGATGCCCATTGAAATGTTGTCGGGTTTTACAGCCAACATTTCAATGGAAACACAAATCCAACAGAACAGGAGGTACACCACCATACAACTTGACATCATTCATACCGGCGATTGTCTTGAAATCCTGAAAACGCTGCCTGATGACAGCGTTCATTGCTGTGTGACATCCCCGCCGTACTACGCGCTGCGTGATTACGGCATGGAGGCTCAGATTGGCAGAGAGACAACGCCGAAGGAATATATCTCGCGCCTGACGGAAGTATTTACCGAAGTCAGGCGCGTTTTGCGTCCGGATGGAACGCTCTGGCTGAACATCTCGGACACCTACGCCGGAAAAGGCAATCAGGGCGATTTCATTGACCCGAAGAACCCCAACGGCAGAAACGGTCAGGCTGTGGCCCTCAACAACAAGGTTGAGGGCTGCAAGCCGAAGGACATGATCGGCATTCCGTGGATGCTGGCATTTGCCCTCCGCGATACCGGCTGGTATCTGCGCAACGACATCATCTGGATGAAGGATAACCCCATGCCGGAGAGCGTGAAAGACCGCTGCGCCCGCTGCTATGAGCATATTTTCCTGTTCTCAAAGTCCAAGAAGTATTTCTTTGACTACAAGGCAATTTCCGAGCCGATTGCCCCTGCAACGGCAGAACGCCTCAAGCGCGGCATGAAGGGCGGCAACAAATACGGCAAGCCCGTTCCCGGTCAGCCTCAGCCGCAGTCCATCAACCGCCCCCGTGAGCATGGCGAGATCAAGGATTGTGACATCAATCCGCTCCGCAACAAGCGCGATGTCTGGAAGATCAACACGGTTCCCTTCAAGGGCGGTCACTATGCCGCCTACCCTCCGAAGCTGGTTGAGACCTGTCTTCTCGCCGGTTGTCCCGAAGGCGGCATTGTGCTTGATCCCTTTATGGGAAGCGGCACAACCGGCATGGTTGCCGCGCAGATGGGGCGGCATTTTGTAGGCGTAGAGCTAAACCCTGAATACACCGAGCTTGCCTACAAGCGGATTGGAGGTGAAATCTGATGTCCAAGGAACCGGAACTCAAAGCCCACGACAAGGTAGTCGTGCGGATGACGCGGGAGGGCGCAGTTGAGGATAACCTGACGGCTGGCACCGAGCAGCGTGTATCTAAGCGTCTGGAAGATGCAGAGTTGGTCAAGCCCGTTGAGACAGCAGAGTCTCCCGAATCTCTTTCTGCGGAGGAACAGAAAAAGGTGCAGATGCGCCGTCAGCAGCGTCAGTTTCAGGCGGAACACGCCGAAGATAACGACACACAGCCACCCTCGGAAACGTCCGTTACAGAAGAGAAAATGGCAGAAAATCCACCCCAGAATGCACCCGAACCGCTGCCCGTGTCAGAGACTCCGTTCAAGCCTCCTGCTTTGGAGCAGCACGGCGTTTCTTCTCATACCGGCACGGTGATTGCCGAAACGGTTGTTACGCACAAGCTGCGCAAGACCTCGGCAGTGGAGGCAGTGGATGCGGATGCTATTCTCACTCAAGCGGCGGAGACTGCCTCCGCAAAGCCGATCATCGACGATGCCGTCCCTCCCACAAAGCGGATGCAGAAGCTCGAAAGAAAGTCAGAAAAGGCGCATGAGCGTCTGGACGCTGCCCGCGAGAAGCTGCCCACGCACAAGGTTCTCAAGAAGGAGCGCGTTTTTGATGAAGAGACCGGCAAGGGCAAAACCCGCCTTCATTTTGAGGATGAGCTGAAAAACCCAAAGGGCAAAGGCAAGCTGCAATTTGAGGCAGATAAAACCGTCCGCAAGGTCGGTGACACCCTCGCTTCCGGCATTCACGGCAAAATCCATGAGGTCGAACAGGAAAACACGGCGGTTGAGGCGGCGCATAAAACGGAGATCGCTGCCGAGACTGCCGCTCGGCATTTCAGCCATCATCGGGAAAACAGCGTCAACAAGCCTTATGAGAAGGTTTCCAAGCTGGAACACAAGGCGGATGCTGCTGATGCAAAGCTCCAATATGAGAGAAATCAGCAGGAGCATCCTGAGATGAAGAAGCAGAACATGAACAAGCACTACCAGAAGCAGAGCATCAAGAAGGAATATGCCGCCGCTCGAAATGCCGGGTCTCAGACCGCCGGGACTGCCACAAAGAATACCGGCAAGAAGCTCGGTGAGAAGGCGTCCGACAAGATCAAGGAGTTCTTTGAGAAGAACAAGAAGGTATTTATCTGGATCGGCGTCGGAATTGCCCTTTTCGTTTTGCTCGGTGCCGGAATCAGCTCGTGTTCGATGCTCACCTCTACCGGCTCGTCGGTTATCGCTTCCTCTTATCTCAGTGAGGATGACGCGATGCTGGGCGCGGAGGCTCAGTATTGCCGGATGGAGCAGGAGCTGCAACGCTATCTCGACACCTACGAAAGCACTCACAGCTACGACGAGTATCACTTCGATCTGGACGATATTGAGCATGACCCCTATGTGCTGATCTCCATTCTCTCGGCTCTCCACGAGGGCGAGTTCACGCTGGATGAGGTACAAGGTACGCTCCAAATGCTGTTTGAAAAGCAGTACATCCTCACCGAAGAGGTCATCGTCGAAACGAGATACCGCACGGAGACCGACACATGGACGGACGCGGACGGCAACACGCACACGGAAACCTACCGCGTCCCGTATGACTACTACATCTGCAACGTGAAGCTCGAAAACTTCAATCTCTCCCATGTCCCGGTCTACATCATGTCTCAGGAACAGCTTTCCATGTACGCAACGTATATGTCGGTGCTGGGCAACCGTGAGGATCTGTTCGGTGACTCTCCCTATGTGGACAAGTACATCACAAATCCTCCCGCCGACTACGATGTCAACCCGGAATACTTGAACGACGAGAAGTTTGCGACACTGATCACTGAGGCGGAAAAGTATCTCGGTTATCCGTATGTGTGGGGCGGCTCCAATCCCGACACATCCTTTGACTGCTCCGGCTTTGTCAGCTATGTTCTCACGAACAGCGGTCTTGTGAATACCGGGCGGCTGGGCGCACAAGGACTTTACAACGTCTGTGCGCCGGTTTCAAAGGCAAATGCACAGCCCGGTGATCTCATCTTCTTCGTCGGGACGTATGACACCCCCGGTGTGTCTCACGTCGGCATTTACGTCGGTGATGGGGTCATGATCCACTGCGGCGATCCCATTCAGTACACATCCATCAATTCTTCCTACTGGCAGTCTCATTTCTATGCCTTCGGAAGACCCGCTTATTAAGAGAAAGGAGTTTTGCATGAATCCCAAGTACCAGAAAGTCCTCTCCGACATCGAGAAGGCTGAGAAGAAAAAGTCCGAAATCGAAGGTCAGCTCAAGGAGCTGTATGACAAGAAGACAGAGCTGGAAAACCTTGAAATCATCAATACCGTGCGCTCTATGGTGATGGACAAGGATCAGATCATGGCGTTCCTGTCTTCCATGAAGGGCGGCACCAAGCCCGCTGAAAATACGGAGGTAATCGACAATGCGTAAGAAGTTTCGTTTTCTGACCGTCCTTGCGGTCTGCGTCATGGTTCTGTCCTGCTTCTCGGTGACGGCGTTTGCCTATGCCGATGATACCGATCAGAACCTTCCGGTCACTGAGACAACCCAGCCGGAACAGCAGCCTGAAACCACACCCGCGCCGGAAAAGCCGAAGGGTGAGCCGATTGACGATGAGGGCAACGCCTACACCCGCGACTTGCTCTATGACAAGGCAACCAACAAGCAGTTCATCACTGTCCAGACGAAAAGCGGCAACACCTTCTTCATTGTCATCGACTACGATGCGCCCATCAACGAGGATGAGGAACAGTATCAGACGTACTTCCTGAACATGGTCGATGAAAGCGATTTGCTTGCGCTGCTGGATGATGACACTGCGGCGGCTCTGACCACCTGTAACTGCAAGGAAAAATGCGCTGCCGGTCAGGTCAACACAGACTGCCCGGTCTGCAAGACCAACATGAGCGAATGCACCGGCACAGCCTCCGTTACACCTGAGCCGGATAAGGATGCGGAAACCGATGTCCCCGCCCCTAAACCCGAAAAGAAATCCAACATCGGCATGATCCTCGTCATCTTTGCCCTTGCCGGTGCTGCGGGTGCAGCTTATTACTACATCAAGTTCGTCAAGGGCAGAAAGCTCAAGGATGAGGATATGGACTTCTTTGATGATGAAGGCTACGAGGAAGAGCCGTACATCAACGAGGATGAAGAGCCGCAGATTGCGGAGGATGCCGAAACGGAAGGTGATGAAGATTGATCTTAGTCATTGCTGAAAAGCCCAGTGTTGCCCAGTCCATCGCAAAGGTGTTGGGCGCGACGTCCCGCAAGGACGGCTACATGGAGGGCGGCAATTACATTGTTTCGTGGTGCTTCGGTCATCTGGTGGAGCTGGCAGACGCCAGCTCCTACGATGAGCGGTATGCCAAGTGGCGGTATGACGATCTGCCCATTGTTCCGGAGAACTGGATGTTTGAGGTCACGAAGGACAAAGCACAGCAGTTCAAGGTGCTGTCCTCTCTCATGAAGGACAAGCGCGTCACTGAGCTTGTCTGCGCAACCGATGCAGGGCGTGAGGGTGAGCTGATCTTCCGGCTGGTCTACAACAAAGCCGGATGCACCAAGCCCTTCAAGCGTCTGTGGATCAGCTCGTTGGAGGACTCCGCCATCCGCGAAGGCTTCCAGCATCTCCGGGACGGCAAGGAATATGACCGTCTCTATGAAGCTGCACTCAGCCGCTCGAAGGCGGACTGGATTGTCGGTATCAACGGCACCCGCCTTTTCACCACGCTCTATCACAAGAAGCTGGTGGTTGGGCGCGTCCAGACGCCGACCCTTGCAATGCTGGTGGAGCGCGACGGGAAAATCTCCACGTTCCAGAAGGAGAAGTATTTCAACGTCCACGTCGGCAAGGGCGATCTGACCGCCGATCTGGAAAAGGTCAAAACCGAAGAGGAAGCAAAAAAGATTGCGGCGGCTTGCGAGAAAAAGCAAGCCGTCGTTTCTTCTCTCAAGCGGGAGACGAAAACCGTCAATCCTCCGAAGCTCTATGATCTGACCACTTTGCAGCGTGAGGCAAACCGATACTACGGCTTCACTGCCCAGCAGACGCTCGATCTCGTTCAGACGCTCTACGAAAAAAAGCTCCTGACCTATCCGCGCACGGACAGTCAGTTCATCACGGATGATATGGAGGATACTGCCCGTCAGGTCATTTCCATCGTCTGCCGCCAGCTTCCGCTTTTTTCCGGCGTTTCAATCACTCCGGACATTGCCCGCGTAACCGACAACAGCAAGGTCACAGATCACCATGCCATTCTCCCGACCGTCCAGCTTGAAAAGCAGGATGTTTTCGCGCTTCCTCAGTCGGAGCAGAAAATCCTCAATCTTGTCGGAATGCGCCTTCTGTGTGCGACCGGCGAGAAGCACACCTACGCAGAAACGCAGATCTCGCTCTCCTGCGAGGGCTACGAGTTCAAAACCAAGGGGAAGACCGTCGCTCAAAACGGATGGAAAGCCATCGAAGAGCTGTTCAAGTCCTCCCTCAAGACGAAGGAAAAGGACGATCCCATGAAGTCCCTGCCCAAAGTCCATGAGGGCGATGTTCTGGATGGTGTGTCCGCCAGCGTCACCGAACACTTTACGACACCCCCGAAGCAGTACACGGAAGACACGCTCCTGTCTGCGATGGAGACTGCCGGAAACGATCAGTTCGACGATGACACCGAGAAGAAAGGTCTCGGCACTCCCGCAACCCGCGCCGGTATCATTGAAAAGCTGGTGAAATCCGGCTTTGCAGAGCGTAGAGGAAAGTCCCTCATTCCAACGAAGGACGGCTACAACCTTGTCTGCGTCCTGCCGGAACAGATCACCTCTCCCGCAATGACGGCGGAATGGGAAAACACGCTCATGGAGATTGAGCGCGGCAATGCGGATGCAGACGCCTTCCTCAGCGGCATTGTCCAGATGACCGGGGATCTCGTGAAAGCCTACCCGTTTCTCTCCGATGCCGAAGCCCAGCGTTTCGGCACGGGCAAGGAGGAAATCGGCAAATGTCCTCGTTGTGGATCTCCGGTCTATGTCGGCAAGGGCAATTTCTACTGCTCGAACAAGGCTTGCTCCTTCTGCCTGTGGGAAGACAACAAGTTCTTTTCCAGCAAGAAAAAGAAGCTGACCAAGAAGATTGCAAAGGAGCTGCTGGATAAGGGCTGGTGCCGCGTGACCGGGCTTTACACGCCAAAGAAGCCTCAGCTCTATGATGCGGTGATCCGTCTGGATGACAGCGGCGGCAAATACGTCAGCTTCAAGATGGAGTTTGACCGATGATCCGCCCGAAGTATGTTGCCTCTTGCAGCGGAGGCAAGGACAGTGTAGCGACGCTCCTGCTGGCTGCACAGCACAATGAGCCGCTGGACGAGGCAGTTTTCAGCGAGGTCATGTTTGATAAGGACACAAGCGGCGAAATCCCGGAACACCGGGACTTCATCTATGACCGGCTCAAGCCCTTCTGTGAAAAAGAGCTGGGCGTCAAGTTCACCATTCTCCATGCAGACAAGACCTACGATGACGTGTTCCATCATGTCATCACCCGCGGACCTCATAAGGGCGAGGTTCGCGGTTTTGCGTGGGCTGGAATGTGCGCAGTCAATCGGGACTGCAAAATCCCGCCCGTCCGAAAGTACAATACCGCGCTTTCTCCGGACACTGTGAGCTATGTCGGCATCGCGGAGGATGAGCCAAAACGCCTTGCTCGTCTGGATGGAATAACGAAGGTCAGTCTGCTTGCCAAATACGGCATGACCGAGGCGGATGCCTACAAGCTCTGTCAGGAACACGGTTTGCTTTCCCCAATCTACGCTCACTGCCGGAGAAACGGCTGCTGGTTCTGTCCCAACGCCAGTGACTCGGAGCTGCTGCACATGGTCACAAAGCACCCGGATATGTTTGACCGGCTGATTGAATGGGAGAACGAGGATAACATCTTCCATCGTCGGATGACGCGCAGAGAAACCCCGTCTGAGGTAAAGGCTCGTTTACTGAGCAAATCCCAGACGGGGTTTTCTTCGCCCAAAAGCAAATAAGAAATGGAGGTTTGAGATGGCTGAAAACAAAAATGCACAGCAAGTCCGCGAAATCACGGACAAGCTGGAACAGGGCATCAAGGAGCTTTTTGAATCCGAGCGGTTCAAGGAATACCTCCGCACAATGTCCAAGTTCTACAACTATTCCTTCAACAACACGCTGCTCATTGCGATGCAGAAGCCGGAGGCAACTTATGTTGCCGGTTATACCTCGTGGCAGCGCAACTTTGACCGTCAGGTCATGAAGGGCGAAAAGGGCATCAAGATTCTCGCACCAGCGCCGTACAAGGCGCAGGAAGAGCGTGAGAAGATTGACCCCGTAACGCAGAAGCCGGTGATCGGTGCAGACGGAAAGACCGTTACAGAGACGGTCGAAGTCCTGCGTCCTGCCTTCAAGGTGGTAAGCGTCTTCGATGTCTCTCAGACGGACGGCAAGGAGCTTCCGGACATCATCGTCGATGAACTGAAAGGCACCGTCGAAAACTACGAGGCGTTCTTCGACGCGCTCAGGCAGGAATCTCCCGTCCCTATTTCCTTTGAGGACATTCCGGGCGGTGCAAAGGGATTCTTCTCGCCGGTTGAAAGCCGCATTGCCATTCAGGAGGGCATGAGCGAAATCCAGACGGTCAAAACCGCCATTCACGAGATCGCCCACGCAAAGCTCCACGCCGTCAAGCCGGATGAGAAAGCCGCGCCAGAAGATAAGAAGGATCGGCACACCAAGGAGGTTGAAGCGGAAAGCGTTGCCTACACCGTCTGCCAACGGTACGGCATTGAAACCTCGGACTACTCCTTCGGTTACATCGCCGGTTGGTCATCCGGCAAGGAAACCAAGGAACTGAAAAGCTCTCTGGACACCATCCGCAAGACGGCGGCTGAGATGATCGAGGGCATTGACGCCAAGCTCAAGGTGCTGCTGGCAGAGAAAGCACAGTCCGCAGAGATGGAAGTCGAAGCTCCCGTAAAGGAAGCTGTTCCGGAGGAAAAGCCGGAAGCCCCCATTTACCGCGAGACGGCGAATTACGCCTTTGAAGCCGGTGAACTGGAGTCATATCGTGCTTCTCTCGCCGCAAACGTGGAATGCCGCAGTGCGATTGAGGCTGCAATCAGTTCTAACTACGGAGACAACCGGCTGGATGCGGATGCTGCCGTGAAAAGTGTCCTTGAGCAGTTCTCTCCGGAGCGTGTCCGGTATGTCCTCGCAAACACGATTCAGCAGAAAGACTTTGACGGGCGCATTCCGCAGCCCCTCAAGGAATGGGCGAAGACCGTTGATGTCTGCCCGGAGAATGCCTCCCGCTTCCTTGTGGATAAACCCAATCCCGGACTGACGGCACTTTTCGTGGATGCGTTCCGTCAGCAGACCGAACCCCAGAAGGAAGTCATGCCTGAAAAAACAGAGGAAAGAGACCCGGAGGTTGTTGCATGGGAGAATGATGAGATTACCTCTATTGAGGTAAAAACCGTGGAGGTCAAGTCTCCCTTTGCCCCCTTGCCGGAGGAAGCGGCAAAAGCACCGAAAGCGCACCGCCTGACTGCCGAAGAGAAGGAGATCAAAGCCGCCGTCATGGACACGCTCAAGGGGCAGATTGCCTATAACAACGACGGTATGCGGGCGTCCTATCGCGCCTCTAACCATTCCTTCAATCTGCTGGCACGGAACGGCGTCAGGATCGAGGGCAACACGATTACGCAGAATGGTGAGCCGCTGTTCAAAATCCATCGCCGTCATGCGACGCGGAAAACACAGGGCTGCTATCGTGAGCTGATGCCGACGCTGGAATACGTCAAGCAGGAGCAGAAGCAGGAAAAGCCCTCTATCCGCGATCAGCTCAAAGCTGCCGCGAAAACGCAGCCGGAGAAGAAGTCCCCGGTCAAATCCAAAACACACGACATGGAGTTGTGAGAAAGGAGAAGCATGAAGAAATACACAGACGTTGACATCGTTGCGGAGCTGCAGAAGCTCGTGGACAGTCATGTAGACAGCTACAAGGAAGACTTCGACATCGACAAGCGCATCATCCGCCGCGCTGCCGAAAGCCGGAATCCCGAAGAGAAAACGCTGATGTGGTTCTGCCGTCCGCATGGAACGCACTGCCTCAATGAAAATCAAGTCTTTATTCAGGGAACGCGAGATCACAACACCTTCCGTTTTTACGCGGAACAGACCTACGACGAGTGCATTGCTCGTGTCATTGTCCCGAAAGCCGTTAAGCGCGGCAAGGTCTTCGGAGATGTCTTTGAGATCAACTACCGGGAACAGGCGGCAAATGTGGCGCAGAACTCGGTTGCGCCGGATCACGACCGGCTGACCTTTGCAGACGGCTTTGTGCTGGAAGCCCCCTGCCGCAGCAGCTTCGATGCAGCAATGGCTCTGATCGGTGAGCATGGCGGCGTCAAGACCCACCAGACGCTCCCGAAGGACGCGGATGCTCTGGTGGAAGTGCTGTCTAAGCAGAAAAGCCGCCGTGTCAGACTGCCGGAGGCAGATAGGACAGAGGTGCTTTCGCCGCTCCCCGTCGCAGAACTCCGCAAATATGAGGCAGTCAAAAAGGCTCATCCGGATGCGCTGGTCTACTTTGCTCAGAACGGCTATTTTGAGCTGTACGGCAAGGACGCAAAGAAAGCCGCGCCGCTTCTCGGCACAAAACTCCTTGAAAAGAAGGTGCGCGGCAAGCCTTCCGTGCCGGTTACTGGTTTCCGTGAAAGCGCATGGGTAGCCGGTTCTCATAAGCTCTGGAAGTCCGGCGTAGATGTCTTTCTCAGCAAGGACGGCGAGACCTTCAAGGAACTCAAAGCCGCAGATTACATTCCTGTCGGCGCGACGCTGAATGTGGATGGCATCAAGTGCAGAATCGAAGCGGTTGATTTTGCCGCTGATGAAGTCCGGCTGACGAACATCGAGGACAAGAACCGCCCCATCCGCTTTTCGGAAAGCATCCAGTATGTCCGCTCGTATGTGGAGGATGCCGGGACTGCCATCTACGACACCATCCCGAAGAAGCCCACTGCCCGTGAATCCATCCGCGACAAGCTGAAATCCGCGCAGAAAGGACAGCCGCCCCACACGCCGAAACCGCAGAAATCAAAAGGAAAGGATATGGAACTCTGATATGAAAAACTTTACCGTGGAAGAAATCAACCTGATGTGCTGCTTCAACACGTCCAGCCGGAAGCGGCTGATTGACGATATGAAGAGCGTCACTCTGAACGACGTGGACGGTGAGATCGCGGAGCTGATGTACAAAACCGTCCGGAAGCTCGAATCCATGAGCGACGCGGAGTTTGAGGAACTGTATATCATGCCGGACGGCATGGTAGATGACTGAAAGGAGGATGCCTATGCCCGTATTAGACGGTGATTTTGAAGCCTTCGTCACAAACCTTGGCAAGTACAACGAGGGTATGCTGGTCGGTGAGTGGGTAAAGCTGCCCACCACCGAAGAAGAGATGCAGAAGGTCTTTGAGCGCATCGGGATCGGCAAGCAGGATGAGTTCGGTCAGCCCTATGAAGAGTGGTTTATCACCGACTACGAATGTCCGATCTACGGTGTTCAGAAGATGCTTGGCGAGTACGAGAGCCTTGATAAGCTCAACTACCTTGCCGCTTTGATTGACGAGCTTTCCCTGAGCGATCAGGAAAAGCTCGTTGCCATTATGGAGGCTGGCTGCGATGAGGTCAGCGACATCGACGATCTCATCAACCTGACGTTCAATCTGGACTGCTACGACATCATGCCCGGTATCAACGACGAATAT